GTCCTCATCCCTGCTGCGGCACTTGCGGCAAAGGGCGAGGGCGATTATAGCGCGGGCAAGCACTGCCAATTCTGCCGCATCAAGGCGACCTGCCGCAAACGGGCTGAGTACAATTTGCAGATGGCGCAGTACGATTTTGCCGTTCCGGATACACTCGCCGACGATGAGATCAGCCTGATCCTCGATCGCGCCGACACCTTCATCGGCTGGGTGAACGATGTCAAAGCCTATGCACTCGAACAGGCTATCAGCGGAAAGCAGTACCCCGGCTTCAAGGTCGTGGAAGGACGCAGCAACCGCAGATACACAAACCCCGATGCTGTTGCAGCCGTCATCACGGAGGCAGGCTTCGATCCCTACGAGCGCAAGCTCATGGGTGTCACCGCAATGACCAAGCTGCTCGGCACAAAGAAGTTCAACACCCTGCTCGGCTCTCTCATCGAAAAGCCGAAGGGCAAGCCCACACTCGTACCAGAGTCGGACAAGCGTCCGGCATGGACAATCAATGATTTTCAAGAGGAAGATTAACATGGCAAAGATTATCAATCCCACAAAGGTCGTTACTGGCAAGAACACCCGCTTCAGCTACCTCATCGTGAATGAGCCGAAGGCGATCAACGGCGGCACTCCGAAGTACAGCGTTTCGCTCATCATTCCGAAGTCCGATACCGTGACCGTCGAGAAGATCAAGGCGGCAATCAAGGCTGCCTACGACGAGGGGCAGGGCAAGCTCAAGGGCAACGGAAAGTCTGTGCCGCCGCTGAAAGCCCTCAAGACACCGCTGCGTGACGGCGATGAGGAACGCCCGGACGATCCGGCATACGCAGGCTGCTACTTCATCAACGCCAACAGCGCTACCAAGCCCGGTGTTGTGGATGCTTCCTGCCAGCCGATCCTCGATACCAGCGAGCTTTACTCCGGTATCTACGGTCGTGCAAGCATCAACTTCTACGCTTTCAACACCAACGGCAACAAGGGCATCGCCTGCGGTCTGAACAACCTCCAGAAGCTCCGTGACGGTGAGCCGCTGGGTGGCAAGAGCCGTGCTGAGGATGATTTCGCTGACGATGAAGACGACGATTTCCTTTCTTGAGGTGACGGTATGAGTACAGTATTATCAATGATTGTATGTGTATGCGGCAGTATTACGATGCTTTGCTGGACAACCATCTCGGTCACTATTCTGATCGACACCTTCAAGAACCGTAAGAAATAACAACGCAATGTCGGGTGGGCGACTGACGGGGTTCCGTCCGGGTGGGTTTAAGGATGTGATGACAATGAAAACGCTGGAACTGGATCTCGAAACTTTTTCTGATGTTGACCTGCTCTCCGCTGGGGTGTATCCCTACGCGGAGTCTTCGCAGTTTGATCTGCTGCTGTTTGGTTATTCCGTTGACGGCGGTGAGGTGCAGGTGGTCGATGTTGTGAACGGAGAATGTATCCCTGATCATATACTGAAAGCTCTGACGGATGATTCCGTCCTGAAATATGCGCATAACGCTTCCTTTGAACGAATCTGCCTGTCGGTGTATCTGCGCAGGCACTATCCTGAATATTTCCGTTCCTATAGTATCCCAGAAGACTCTGTCGGCGGATACCTCGATCCGGCAGCATGGCGCTGCACAATGGTGTGGGCTGCCTATGATGGTCTGCCGCTATCGCTCCGGAACGTCGGTGCTGCGCTGCATCTGGATTCTCAGAAGATGGATGAAGGCAAGGCGCTGATCCGCTTTTTCTGCGTTCAGGATAAAAACGGTGTACGCCATTATCCTGCGGAAGCGCCGGATAAGTGGGAAGTGTTCAAGCAGTACAACAAACGTGACGTCGAAGTCGAAATGGCAATACAGCAGAAGCTGTCACGCTTTCCGGTACCGGAGGCTGTCTGGGATGAATATCATCTCAGCGAGGAGATCAACGATCGCGGCATCCTGATAGATATGCCACTTGTAAAACAGGCAGTACGCATAGACGCGCTTACAAAGACGGCGCTTATGGCGGAACTGCAGAGCCTGACCGGTCTTGAGAATCCAAACTCCGTGCAGCAGATGAAGGGCTGGCTTTCGGAACACGGCATCAATACAGAGTCCCTCGGCAAGAAGGACGTGCAGGAGCTTATGAAAACAGCTCCGCCGGAGTTGAAGCGTGTATTATCGCTCCGGCAGCAGCTTGCGAAAAGCTCCGTCAAGAAGTATACGGCAATGCAGACTGTCGCTTGTTACGATCATCGGGCGCGAGGCACATTTCAGTTTTACGGTGCAAGCCGCAGCGGTCGTTTCGCAGGGCGGTATATACAGCTTCAGAACCTGCCGCAGAACCATATTGAAGATCTGGCTGAGACACGGGAACTGCTCAAAAGCGGCGACTATGATGCAATGCAGCTTCTCTATGATAATATTCCGGATACACTGTCGCAGCTTATCCGCACGGCTTTTGTCCCCCGTCCGGGATATAAGTTCATTGTTGCGGACTTCTCCGCCATTGAAGCTCGTGTTATTGCATGGCTTGCAGGCGAACAGTGGCGTATGAATGCCTTTGCGAACGGCGAGGACATTTACTGTGCCTCGGCATCAAAGATGTTCGGTGTTCCGGTCGTGAAGCATGGCGTCAACGGTCACCTGCGGCAGAAGGGCAAAATCGCGGAGCTTGCCTGCGGCTACGGCGGCTCGGTCGGTGCTATGAAAGCTATGGGCGGCGATGATCTCAACCTAACCGACGCAGAACTGAAACAAATCGTGGACGACTGGCGCACTGCATCTCCGCATATCACCGAGCTGTGGTGGGCGGTCGATGATGCGGTAAAGACTGCAATCAGGAAGAAAACCACCACAGAAACACACGGACTTCGCTTCATATACCAGAGCAAGATACTCTTTATAGAGCTTCCGTCAAAGCGCCGTCTTGCCTATGTGCATCCGGCGATCGGAGAAAACCGGTTCGGCGGCGAATCCGTGACATATATGGGTACCAGCACAAACAAGAAGTGGGAGCGCATCGAGAGCTACGGACCCAAGTTTGTAGAGAATATCGTGCAGGCGGTCGCCCGTGATCTGCTGATGTTCTCTATGCAAACGCTGCGCTGCTGTTTTATCGTAGCAACGGTGCATGATGAAATGATTATCGAATGCAGCCCGGATGTATCGCTGGATGTTATCTGCAAACAGATGGCACGAACACCTGCATGGGCGGAAGGTCTGCTCCTGCGGGCTGACGGATATGAGTGCGAGTTTTATAAAAAGGACTGATTGTTTCGTCCAAAACGCTCCTGATTCTGTAGTGGGTTGTAGAGCAGAGATGCTCTCCCCACATCTGGGGGCAGTAAAGAATGAAGGGAGAATGGTTATGTTTTATGTGAAGGAAAAGACCGATGAGATCGAGGTTAAGGTGGAGCTGAACAGCGAGAACGTGTTCTGCGCCTGCCCGGATTGCGGCAAGGAGGTCGCTGTTGACCTGTCGTGCGTGTTCGCCGATGGTCTGGGCGATATGTACGGCACGGCAGTTCTCTGCAACGAGTGCGCTTGGAAGAGACTGCACGTAAAGCTGAAAAGAAAAGAGGGATGATATGAAATACAGTATTGAATGGTTCTATGCGCTGGTCAGCGGAAAGCTGGTCAAGCCAGAGAACGTCTATGTGAAATGCCTCCGTTGCGGCAAGCTCTGCAATAAGGGCTGCGACAGAAAGCCCTGCGGCAAGAACGAGGTGAAGCATGGCTGATTATTATAACAGCGAAGGCTATGCAAGCCCGACGGAACATGAGGCGTTCACCCGCATCGAGCGTGAGGAGAAGGCTGCGGCAAAAGCTGCCGCCTTCCGTCCCATCGTGTATATCTGTTCGCCGTACTCCGGAGATACGGAGAGGAACGTCGAGAACGCCAAGAAATACAGCCGCTTTGCAGTCGATCAGCACTATCTGCCGATCACGCCTCACATCTACTTTACCCAGTTCATGGATGACAATATTCCTGCGGAACGGGATACAGCCATTTTCATGAACTGGGTGTTGATGAGTAAGTGCGTGGAGCTGTGGGTGTTCGGCGACACGGTCAGCTCTGGCATGAAGGCGGAGATCGAACGGGCAAAGCGCAAGCACATGAAAATCCGTTATTTTACGGAGGATTTGGAGGAAGTATGCAAGTAACCATTTTTCAGGCGGACTGCCTGCACCAGTCTGCAAACTGTAATTATCCGCACAAGATGGTCGTTACCTCAGAAGCGGACATGGCTAAGGTGCAGAGCCGTGACCATGTGTGTGCGGAGTACGAGAACGGCTACCGCAGCAAGGACGGTTTCGTCGTGTCGGATAATGCTCCGATGGACTGCGACAACGATCACAGCGATAATCCCGATGACTGGATCACTCCGGAGAAGCTCGATGCTCTGCTCCCGGATGTACCATATATCCTTGTTTTCAGCCGCAATCACATGAAGCCGAAGAACGGTAAGGCTGCCCGTCCCAGATTCCATGTATATTTCCCGATTCATGTGATCAGCGATGCCGACGCCTATGCTGCGCTGAAGCGCAAGATCTACGATGCATTTCCGTTCTTCGACGGCAACGCTCTCGATGCGGCACGTTTCCTGTATGGCTCTCCCGGCAGCGAGGTGCTGTGGCATGAAGGCAGTCTTTTCATCGAGGATTATCTGACGCTCAGCGCAAAGGCAGCAATCCCGCAGGGAAAGCGTAACGCTACCATGTCGCATTATGCGGGCAGGATCCTGAAGCGGCTCGGCGTGACCGACAAGGCATATAAGAAGTTTCTGGAGAAGGCGCAGGACTGTGATCCGCCCCTTGACGATGAGGAGCTGGAAGGCATCTGGGCAAGTGCATGCAAGTTCTACAAGAAGATCGCAGCCTCACCGGATTATATTCCGCCCGACGAATACACGGGAGATTCCCTGAAGCCGGACGATTTCTCCGACATTGGCGAAGCCCGCACCTTTGCAGCAGTGTATGAGGGCGAGGTCTGCTATACGGAAGCGACCGGTTTCCTGCGTAACAATGAGATTTACTGGATGGAATCCCGCCAGCGTCCGATTGCAGCGATGATGGAACACACCGATGCACAGCTTGAAGAAGCAGGCGGACTGATTCAAGGGGCGCTGGACAGGCTGGAAGATCTCGGCATTCCCCGTGGACTGGCTATGGCAGGCGGCAAAAAGCTGCTGGAGGGAATGACCTCGGAACAGGTGGCGGTCTACAGCGAGTATGTGAACGCAAAGTCCTACTATGCCTTCGTGATGAAGTGCCGCAATATGAAGGGGCTGAAAGCTGCAATGGAGGCTGCCATGCCGCTGCTGGAAAAGCAGCCGGACGATCTGGACAGCAACCCCTTCCTGCTGAATACACCGACCGCAACCTACAACCTGACTGAAGGACTGACAGGCACGAAGGAACATGATCCGGAGGATTACATCACGAAAGTGACGACGGTATCGCCGGACGACGTGGGCGCAGACATCTGGCAGGACACCCTTGACCTCATCTTCTGCGGCGACAAAGACCTCATCGACTATGTGCAGCGCATTGTCGGCATGGCGGTGATCGGCAAGGTGTATATCGAAGCCCTCATCATCGCTTACGGCGAGGGCAGAAACGGTAAGTCTACCTTCTGGAACGCTATCGCCCGTGTGCTGGGAAGCTATGCCGGCAATATGTCCGCCGATGCACTGACGGTCGGCTGTAAGCGCAATGTGAAGCCGGAAATGGCGGAGCTGAAGGGCAAGCGGCTCATTATTGCCGCCGAGCTGGAGGAAGGTATGCGCCTGAACACCAGCGTCATCAAGCAGCTCTGTTCGACCGATGCGGTGTATGCAGAGAAGAAGTACAAGGCTCCATTCAGTTTTATCCCCAGCCATACGCTGGTGCTGTATACCAATCACCTGCCGAAGGTGGGTGCCTCTGATGCAGGAACGTGGCGCAGACTTATTGTTATTCCGTTCGGTGCCAAGATCGAGGGCGACAGCGATATCAAGAACTTTGCCGACTATCTTGTTGACCATGCAGGCGGAGCGATCCTGTCGTGGATCATCGAAGGCTCCCGCAAGGTGATCACCGAGGGCTTCAATATCAAGCCGCCGAAGGTGGTGCGTGATGCTGTTGCTGCTTACCGTGAGGACAACGACTGGCTCGGAAAGTTTCTGGACGAGAGCTGTGTCATGGATGAATCGTATCAGGAGAAGTCCGGCGATCTCTACAAGGCTTACCGCAGCTATTGCATCAATATGCATGAGTACACCCGCAGTACGGGAGATTTCTATGCTGCTTTGGAGCAGGCAGGCTATCACAAGCAGAAGACCAAGAACGGCGCAATGGTGTATGGGCTGATGCTGAAAAGTGACGATTTTACTGAGGAATTTCCAGATTTTCTGAACTAAGGGTGACGGTGGTGACAGTCATTTCTGTAAGTTATATATAGGAGATTTTTTAGAAAAAAACTCTATATATAAAGTTTATGTAGAGACTGTCACCACCGTCACCAGAAAGGAACAAAAATGAGAGAAAAGACCGTAGAATCGAAGTTTACGAGTGCTGTGACAGCAAAGGGCGGTCTGGCGGTCAAGTTCACGTCTCCCGGATTTAACGGGATGCCCGACCGCTTGGTGATGTTCCCCGGCGGCAGGATTGCCTTTGTGGAGGTCAAAGCCCCCGGCGAAACGCCCCGTCCACTGCAGCGGTCACGATTGAAGCTGTTGCGGCGGCTGGGCTTCAAGGCATTCGTACTGGACGACATAGAACAGATCGGAGGGATTATTGATGCAATACAATCCACATGATTATCAGAAATACGCCATCGACTTCATCGAAACACATCCGCAGGCGGCGGTATTATTGGAATGCGGATTAGGCAAGACGAGCATCACGCTGACGGCGCTGAATGATATGATGTTCGACCGCTTTGAAATCCGGAAGGTGCTAATCATCGCACCGATACGTGTATGCAAGAATAGCTGGGCGGCAGAAATCGGAAAGTGGGATCACCTGAATGGGCTGACCTACAGTCTGGTTCTCGGCAGCCGCGACCAGCGCCTTGCAGCTCTCCGGCAGAAAGCCGATCTGTATATCATCAACCGCGAGAACGTGCAGTGGCTCATCGAAAGCAGTGGGATGCCGTTTGACTTCGATATGGTGGTGATCGACGAGCTTTCCAGTTTCAAGAACCATCAGTCCAAGCGCTTCAAGGCTTTGCGGAAGGTACGTCCTTTCGTGAAGCGTATCGTCGGGCTGACCGGTACGCCCTGCAGCAACGGTCTCATGGATTTGTGGGCGCAGTTCCGGCTGCTTGACAAAGGCGAACGCCTCGGCAAGAGAATCGGGCAGTACCGCGATGCCTACTTCACCCCGGACTGGAACGGCTTTACCTATTCTCCCAGACCGGGTGCAGAGAAACAGATATACAGCAAGATTGCCGACATCAGCATTTCCATGAAAACCACCGACCACCTGAAGATGCCGGAACTGGTCATGACCGCCGATACCGTGGAACTGGATGAAGCGACGGCGACGGTCTACAAAGACATGGAACAGGAAATGTGTCTGGATTTCACCCGCGATTCCATAACGGCAGCAAATGCGGGTGTCCTGTGCGGTAAGCTGACACAGCTTGCCAGCGGTTCGGTATATACCGACGGCGGCAGCGTGGTGCGGATACATTCGCACAAGCTGGACGCACTGGAAGATCTGATCGAAGCGCAGAACGGCAAACCGGTGCTGATTGCTTACTGGTACAAGCATGAGCGTGACAGCATCATGGAGCGTTTCGACTGCCGGGAGATCAAGACCGATGCCGACATCGCCGACTGGAACAAGGGCAAAATCCCGGTCGCACTGATTCAGCCTTCTTCCGCAGGTCACGGTCTGAATTTGCAGGACGGCGGCAGCACCATCATCTGGTACACGATGCCGTGGTCGCTGGAACTGTATCAGCAGACCAACGCCCGCCTCTGGCGACAGGGACAGCAGTCCAGAACAGTTGTCATACATCATCTTGTTTCGGCGGGAACGATCGACGAGGACATCATGAAGGTTCTGGAAAACAAGGACAAGACACAGGCGGCGATGATAAAAGCCGTGAAAGCGAGGGTACGAGAATGAAAGAATACTGGGAGCAGGCGGAACGACTCCGCCGCCGTATCAATCGTAAGATACACGAAATTTACCTGCTGCGTCAGCGGGCGGAGGGCATGAACGGCAGCGGCATCAATGATATGCCGAGAACGGTGTCCCCCGACCACAGCAAGATGGAAGGCACGGTTTTCAAGATCATGGCGCTGGAACAGGATATACAGAAAACGCAGGCGGAGTACGATGCCCTGATCGCCAACATGGAACGCTGCATCAAGGCGGTTGACGATGCCGACGACCGTGACCTTCTGACCAAGCGTTATCTGGAGTTCAAGTCGTGGAATACCATCGCCGCCGAGATGTTTATCAGCAAGCGAAAGGCATACTATCTCCACAACAAAGCCCTGAAAAGTTTGCAGTCCGATGCAGTCCAATTCACTTGAAAACACGGGTAATGTGTGATATAATGTATAATAGAAGAATATGTACAGAGCCGTTGCGGGCAAACCGCAGCGGCATTTTTTATGCCCGAAGGAGGTGTCGACGATGCCGAGGAAGGCAATGAAACCGTGCAAGCATCCCGGCTGTCCGAGGCTGACCGATGGTGCGTACTGCGACGAACACAAGCCCCTGCACCCTGACAGACCGTCTGCCGCCAAGCGTGGATACAGCAGCAAATGGCAGCGTGTCAGCAAGGCGTACCTGCGGAAGCATCCGCTGTGCGTGAAGTGTCTGGCGCAGGGAAAGTATGTGACGGCAACTGTTGTCGATCATATTGTTCCGCATCGTGGCGATCACTACCTGATGTGGAGCGACACCAACTGGCAGGCGTTATGCAAGCCCTGCCACGACCGAAAAACCGGAAACGAGGACAACAGACCCAAATACACCTACTGAATAAATCCTTTCGCCTAACATATAATAGTTTTTAGGAGAAAATATGCCTAACCACTTGACTTTTCGCCTAAAATCATTTATAATTAGGAGAAAGGAGCGTGAGAGTATGAGAAACTTCGATTACCGTGAACTTACAGGTCGTTCTTGGGACAGTGAGATTATCGGGCTTGTGGCACAGATTCATGAATACAAGGGCAGACAGGAACTCTATCTGAAACAGAAGCCTGCGGAACTTGACCGTTTGATAGAGATCGCAAAGGTACAGAGTACAGAAGCATCCAATGAAATTGAGGGAATCCGCACGACCAATACACGCCTGCTGCAGCTTGTACGGGACAAGACAACACCCCGTAACCGTGATGAGGAAGAAATCATGGGTTACCGTGATGTGCTGAATACGATTCACGAGAACTTCGAGTTTATTCCAATCACTCCCAATTATATTCTGCAGCTCCACCGTGATCTGTATCAGTATTCCCATAAGAGCATTGGCGGAACTTTCAAGAACACCCAGAACTATATCAGTGCAACGGATGCAGAGGGACGAGAGTTTGTTTTGTTTACACCGCTTGCCCCGTATGAAACGCCTCCGGCAATTGATGCAATCTGCGAAAGCTATAACCGCATGATTGATACACAGGAGCTTGACGCTTTGCTGCTGATACCTGTGTTCATTCACGACTTTCTCTGCATACACCCGTTCAATGACGGCAACGGCAGAATGAGCCGCCTGCTGACTACCCTGCTGCTGTATCGCTCCGGCTATGTGATCGGCAGGTATATCTCCCTTGAAAGCAAGATTGCCAAGAACAAGAACCTTTACTACGATGCTTTGGAGCAGTGTCAGAAAGGCTGGAACGAGAACACAGAAGATCCCACGCCTTTTATCAAGTATCTGTTGCAGACCATTCTTGCTGCGTACCGTGACTTCGAGGATCGTGTAGCACTGGTTGATGAAAAGCTGCCCGCAATCGAAACGGTGCGCCGTGCGGTTTACAACAAGATCGGAAAGTTTACCAAGAGTGAGGTCATGGAGCTTTGTCCGACACTCAGCAAGGCTTCCATTGAGAATGCAATCAAGCAGCTTGTGGAACAGGGATTGCTTGTAAGGCACGGAACAGGACGCAGCACATTCTATACCAGAAGTGACGCACAATAAAGATGAGAGCATCTGTCGTGAAAACGGCAGGTGCTTTTTTATACGCCGGGGCAGGGCTGGGGGCTGCCCGGCGGGGGTATCGAAAGCTCTACGGAGCAGCGCTCACAAGACCGGCGCCCCCTCTCACGCACAAGAAGTCCGGTTCAAACACCCGATTAACCCCCTCGAATATTTTACAAGCCGAAATCCGCGTGATTCCGGCATTTTTTATAGGCAGGTGATGATATGGCAAAGGACGGTACAAACCGTGGCGGACGCAGAGTCCGTGCAGGCGACAAGCCGAAGCCCCTCGCCGAGAAAATTGCCGCAGGAGAGGATGCCGACATCATCGAATTCACCCCGACCGCGCTGGAAGGTGCTGACCTTGATGATGCCGCTGATCTCGTTGGTGAGGAGATGCCCTCGCCGAGTGAATACCTCTCGGCACGGCAGAAGGACGGCAAGCCCCTCGGCGCTGATGAAATCTACAAGGAAACGTGGCTCTGGCTCAAGAACCGTGGCTGCGACAAGCTGGTGAACAAGCGTCTGCTCGAAAGCTACTCGCTGGCGTTTGCTCGTTTCGTACAGTGTGAGGAAGCGCTCTCGACCTATGGTCTGCTCGGCAAGCACCCGACGACCGGCGGCGTGGTGGCATCACCGTTCGCATCCCTCAGTCAGTCCTACCAGAAGCAGGCAAACGTCCTCTGGTATGAGATTTTCGATATCGTGAAGCAGAACTGCACGACCAAGTTTGACGGCTCTCCGCAGGACGATATGATGGAGCAGCTACTCCGCAGCAGGAAGTGAGGTACACATGAAAACAACGACAGACTTTCAGCTTGTCAGCACCGACAAGCTCATACCGTATGTAAATAACGCCCGCACTCACTCGCCGGAGCAGATAAAAAAGCTGCGTTCCTCGCTGCGTGAGTTCGGTTTCGTCAATCCGGTCATCATCGACCGGGAGTACAACGTCATCGCAGGTCACGGTCGCCTGATGGCGGCGAAGGAGGAAGGCATCACGGAAGTGCCGTGTGTCTATGTTGACCACCTGACCGACGCACAAAAGAAAGCCTATATCCTCGCGGATAACCGTATGGCGCTGGATGCAGGCTGGGACGAGGAGCTTCTCGCCGTGGAGATGCAGGAACTGCAAGACCTCGGCTACGACCTCGCCATGACTGGCTTCGATGAAAAGGAGCTGGCTGACCTGTTCTCTGACGGCACGGACTCCGATGCAAAGGATGACGATTTCGACCTGACTGCTGCGCTGGAGAAGGCTTCCTTTGTGGAGCGCGGCGACGTGTGGACGGTCGGCAGGCATCGCCTCATGTGCGGTGACGCGACCAGCCCGGATGATGTAAATACACTTATGGGCGATACGAAAGCAAATCTCATTCTGACCGATCCGCCCTACGGTGTATCTTTCAAAAGCTCCAGCGGGCTGACGATTCAGAACGACAGCATGAAGAACGAGGAGTTCTACAATTTCCTGCTGGCGGCTTTCCAGTGTATGGCGGCACACCTCGAAAAAGGCGGCGCGGCTTATGTGTTTCATGCTGATACGGAAGGACTGAACTTCCGCCGTGCGTTTGTCGATGCGGGATTCCACCTTGCAGGCTGCTGCATCTGGGTGAAGGACAGCCTCGTCCTCGGACGCTCCGACTACCAGTGGCAGCACGAACCGGTGCTGTACGGCTTCATGCAGAATGGCAAGCACAAGTGGTATTCCGACCGCAAGCAGACGACCATCTGGCATTTCGACAAGCCGAAGCGCAATGCGAACCACCCGACCAGCAAGCCTCTCGACCTGCTCGGTTATCCTATCGGAAACTCCACGCAGGAGAATGCTGTGGTCATCGACACCTTCGGCGGCAGCGGCTCGACGCTCATGGCGTGTGAGCAGATGAACCGCATCTGTTACATGATGGAACTGGACGAAAAATACGCCTCCGTCATCCTCCGCCGCTATGTTGAAGACACCGGGAATGCCGAAGGCGTGTATGTAATTCGTGACGGACAGCAGATTCCTTATTCCGATCTGGTCAAAGAGGTGGAGACGAAGGAAGGCTGACAGAATAAAATACGATTGCTCAATGCGCACCAGTCATCCAAGCCTGATAAGCCTCCATCTCAATTTTTTCTTTTGTGATTTCTTTATATTCCACAAGGGAGTTACAAAGCGTTCTGCTATAACCATAAGTACAGCATATCATACCATTGCCTGCTGGTTTAAAATCAGAACATATCATGACGCGTTGTCCCTCGCAGTAAACAATATATGAGATTGGGCGTGTACTATGCTTAGTTGAAACTCCACGAGCAATTATGCCTGATTGATGTATAAGATTACCGGAAGGTGCTTTATTCGGATTATTGACAGTAAGTGAATCTGCTTTTTTCTGATTCTGGTGAGCTTTCTTCTTATGCGACATTGAGTATCCCTCCAATAAAAAATACTTTCTTGCTTTGATTATACAGCGCATCCGCCGATATGTAAATATCTGGGGACGCTGTAATATGCACAAATATCGGAAAAACCGCCCCGCACATATTCGACCTTTTACAGTCTTGCTATCTGCGCGGTTCAGAGTTAATATCTAAACAGTCCACCGGACTGTTTACTACACTCAAACCGCAGCAAGCGGTGAAAAACAGGAGGTCACGTTATGAATATCAAGTTCAATATCGAAAAGAGCCAGCGCAAGGCACTGGCACAGAAGATCGGCGAGCTGACCGGAAGCGAGGTGAAGTACCTCGGCGTTCCGAGCTGCGGATACCAGATCGGAGCATGCACCCTCGACAAGGAAGCGGTGCTGCACGGCGATGAGCTTCCGGACGACATCCGGAGCGAACTGCAGAAGGCAGGCTACACAGCAGAGGACGAGCCGGTGGCGCTGACGATTTCGATGCCGAGGGATTTCTTCACGGAGCAGTCGATGAACAATCTGCTCCAGCTCATCGCCAACAAGGAAACGCTCCTGAAACACGCGCTGAACACGGAGAGCCTTGCGGTCAACGAGTGCGAGGAAACGGTTGAGTTCCCGTGGTTCACGGTCGAGAAGGACGGCGACGGCGATGCCTACGTCAAGTTCATCACCATGCTTTGCAAGTTTGCAAAGAACCTGCAGCGTGTGGTCAACAAGCCGGATACCAGCGACAACGAGAAGTACGCATTCCGCTGCTTCCTCCTGCGTCTCGGCATGATCGGCGCAGACTACAAGGCAGCCCGCAAGGTTCTGCTCCGCAACCTGACCGGAAGCTCCGCCTTCCGCCACGGCAAGCCCGAAGGAGGTGCTGACGATGCGGTTTCCGAATGACGCTGAACTGAAAGCCCTGCGGGAGCGTTATCCCGCAGGCACCCGCATCCGCCTGATTCGCATGGCGGACGACATCGCGCCCGTGCCGCCCGGTACGACCGGTTCGGTTGCAATCATCGACGACGCAGGCAACATTCATATGAAGTGGGACAACGGCAGAAGCCTTGCGCTGATCGAAGGTGCAGACGAGTTCGAGGTCATCTCCGGCGGCTGATTTTACAGCCTCCGGGGGCTGCCGGAAATGTGAGAACCTATTCCATCGTACCCCATATTACCACACGATTGCAAGTAAGTCAAGGGTGTATACTACACAATCATCAAGGCTGTATTTTCCTCGATATTCTGTGGTTTTAGCGGCTTGATATATCCTCGGTTCAGAGTTAATATGTGACTACCGAAAGGGAAAACACACCAAAAACCAAACAGGAGGATACCACCATGAACGCAAAGACACAGGCACAGATCAACAGAATGAAGGAGCAGACGATCGGGGTTGAGGTTGAGATGAACAACATCACCCGCAAGGCTGCCGCAAAGCTTGCCGCCGAGTTCTTCGGCACAAACCGCAGCGAGTACACCGCCCACCGTAACGGCTACGAAACCTACAGCGCTTGGGACGCACAGGGACGCGAGTGGAAATTCCAGCGCGACTGCAGCATCAGCGGATCGGACAGCGAAAAGTGCGAACTGGTCACACCGATCCTGCACTACGAGGACATCGAAAGCCTGCAGGAGCTGATCAGACGCCTTCGCAAGGCGGGCGCAAAGAGCGACTACACCAGAGGCTGCGGAGTTCACATTCACATCGGCGCAGCGGGACACACACCGCAGAGCCTGCGAAACCTCGCAAACCTGATGGCAAGCCACGAAACGCTGATCGCAGAAGCAATCAAGGTTGACAGCAGCCGCATGAACCGCTACTGCAGAACGGTAAACCCGAATTTCCTGCAGCAGCTCAACAAGAAGAAGCCCACCACGATGGCGCAGCTTGCAGACATCTGGTACGACGCACAGGGATGCGACTACGGCAGAACCCACCACTACAACGACAGCCGCTACCATATGCTGAACCTCCACGCCACCTTCACAAAAGGCACGATTGAATTCCGCCTTTTCCAGTTCGACAAGCCCGCAGGCGGCAAGCAGAACGGACTTCACGCAGGCAAGCTCAAGAGCTACATTCAGCTTTGTCTCGCAATGAGCCAGATGGCAAAAGACCTGCGGAGCGCAAGCCCGAAGGAACAGCAGAAGGAAAACAAAAAGTTCGCGATGCGCACTTGGCTGATGCGGATGGGCTTCATTGGCGACGAATTCGCAACGGCAAGAGAAACCCTGACGCAGAACCTTACCGGCGACAACGCCTTTCGATTCGGCAGACCTTGAGCCTGCCGAATCCCAGCGCAGAGCCTGCGTCCCCGACCGCCACCCACGGCGG